TGATGCTGTACTAAGAGGTGATGCTGTACTAAGAGGTGATGAATTTGGACAATTATCTCCATTTAACACTGGACTATTTTCTAATTGTTCTTTTTCTAATTGTTCTTTTTCATTAGCTTCCAATTCGTTACTCTGCCTTTTTTCATCATTTTCTATTTCAGCATTATCCATTAACTCTCTTTTACGTTCTTCAAAGAACATTTTAGACTTTAATTGAGATTCCCGATGACCAGATATAATTTCATTTAATTTTAAATCAACATGTACCTGCTCAATTAATTCTGGATCGGGAGGAACTAAAAGCCAGGAGTACATATCAACCACATATAAATCAAATGTCGGATCAAGTTGATGTAGCATTTCAGAGTGTTTTTTAGCATCTTCTACTTTATCAAAAACTCCTTTAATTTTAAGACACACATTATTATTTTTCTGATTACTCTGGGGAGAAACAATACTAATTAAAGCATAATTTTGACCAGGAACTTTTACATTATCTACTTCCACATTCTCATCCAAATTTAAACTTCGGATTTTCTTTTCTACTGCTGCTGAAATCTTACTTTTTTTTTCATCAGAAATTGGTTGAAAGAGTGGATCAGTTTCAATTGAATATTCTTTATTATTTGTATTACTCATTTATATTTAAATACAACTTTTCTTTAAATCCTTATATACTTGCTATAAATTTCCAATTTAATTCTGTACATATTCCTTTCCATATTTTTTCTTGTTCAAATAATTTTTCACGACTTTTTAATAACGGGAAATAAATTAAATATTCTGTTTTATCAAGCAATTGACAAAATTTATGTAAAGTATATGAATAACTTAAAAAATTTTTGCGATTACTTGGACAATGTTTTTTAAATGGTGTCTGTATTTTATCAAATAATTCTAAAAGAATATCATAAAATTCTACACTAATTTCCAGTGGCGATTTATTTGTTATTCTATTTATTAGATTTGGTATATGCTCATAATACTTATTTAATTTTAATTTTTTTAGAAAACTTTTCATTTTTATTGATGTAATAACATTTATGTCTGTTATTCTTTCTTTTTTTATTTCTAAAAGAACCAACTCTATAACAGAATCGGGAATAACAGTTACTTCTCTTCCTTGCAATTGGTTTAACCATTCTTTAAAATGATTTTTTCTCTGATAAAAAAATGGTTGAACAGTATTTTCTATAATACATGTATCGGCATAATTTAAATTATTTGCTTGATTCATGATATTATCAATAATTATACCACAATTAGAACATATAATCTGACTTTCTTTGTGATCATGTTCAAAATCCGATGATTCACAATTTTTACATATTTTTTTATTTTCATTTGGTGAATCTGAGAATCCATTAAAACATTTATTTATATATCTATTATAGTCTTTACCTTTATTTGTTTCGCCGATCTTTGTAACATAATTTAATATACTGTTTTGCTCTGTTTCTTCGCTACATTTTAAACTTGTTGTGTCTTGATTATCTATATCTCTTAAAAAAGTCATCGCAGAGGATAAGTAATCAATTAGTTCAGTTTGATTTTTTATATTATATATTTCTGTTTCAAGTTCTTCTATATCATATTTAATTTGCATTCTTTGTTGTATTTTAATTTTATCACGTGATTGTAATAAAACTGTATAAATTTCTTTTAAATTAATCAAATTATCTTGTTTAGATTCAAGTGTTAAATAATAGTCTTCTATTTCTTTCATTTTTTCCTCATGTTTATTTTCTATACTTGAACGACTGTCTTTATGTATTTTTTTATTTGATAATCTAAAATTATTCATATATTTAACATAATATACATATTCTATTTAAATACTATTAAGTATTTAAAAGATTAATTTAATATAAAAATATTTATTAATTATAAATGAATAATTATAATGTAAATGTTCATCCATTACTAACAAATTATAATCATACAAACCAAGATGGGGTAAACCCATTAAGTTATATATATTCAACAGATAATAATATTGGTGTATCTGAAATTCGGGGTTCTGGTAATTATAATCCTGCTCCAAATTATCCACAGACTACTGATAATGGAAATGCGTATTCTGATATAAAAATACAAGAACAACAAATATATAAACCAAATGAAGGAAATATTGATATTACCCCATTTGGTGCTGCTCAGATTGATAATACATGGAATACAAATACATTAAGCGAATTAGATTTAAGTAAAAATAATCCAGGTAAAAGCGATTACAAGGATACTTATGATGAATATCAAAATTTTGCATATAAATCTACACGACTAAATGACCCATATTTACTTCCATATTATTTTTCTAAAATAAATGTCAACTTTATACAAAGCAATGTTATTAAATATGTAAAAGAATCCAGAAATATAACAATTGAAACAAAACAAGATATAAGTATGTTATTGAATATGATGGTTGGTAATTATTTAGAAGTATATAATTCTCAGGGAGTATTTTTAAATTCATCCCGCAACGACATTTCAAAAGATACTGGATGTTCTTTTAGAAGTATTCTTGGTAATTTAAATAAAATAACAATAGAACAATATGTAAAAAGTATTATGAGTACTTTAAATATGACAGAATATTATCTAAATGATATATCAACTTTGCCAATGCCTCTTGATAGACCGGGATATACTTTAAATAAAGGCACAAAAGAATTGGGATTTGTTGGACATTTTGAGGATAATCATAAATTTACTAACGCAATTAATTCATATAACGGGCGCGATGTATTACCAGGAGTAATTGATAGTACAACATTCGGAAATTAATTTATTAATTCGTAAAATATATAATATTGATTATATTTATAAAAATAAATGAATATAAAATATAATCAATTTAATGTTGAAAAATTGTCTAATATCGATGACCATTTAAGTTATGACGGAATTAACGATTTTTTAATACAGACACCTGTTATAAATAATTATTCTATAATACAACAAGGACGTAATAAATATATAGAAATAATTTTAAATAATACTCAATCACATATAACTTTTCTCAGTATATTTGAAATAATAGAAACTAAATTTACAAAGAATAAAATAGTAATTGTTGATATACAAAATAATAAAATAATTAAATTTAAATTAAATAATAGTACTATATTTAATAAAAATGGTGATATTATAAATATTCCCAGTAGTAATAAAATTATAATACTCTTTAAAATTGACCAGAATTATAATATAAATATCTCACAATTATTAGAATTATAAAATATACGCGTTTTGAGTACTGAAAATAAATAAAGATAATAATTATAATCAAATGCAAATTAACACGGTTGATAAATATTCAGTAGATTCAATTGTTCTTGATAAACCAAAAAAAGAAGAAGATTATTATTGTTCAAAATTGAATTTTGTAATTCAAACACCGAAATTGAATATTTTAAAACTAAATGATAAAACCATTAGTATACTAATTAATGACAAGTTAGAATCTTTATTCAATTCTTTTGATAAAAAAATGATAGAATTAATATCTTCAAATTCCCCAGAATATTTTGAAGAATCATTCACAGTTGACGAAACAGAAGATATATATAAAAACTCTTTTAAATTTAAAAAAGAATATAATTATTTTACTTCAAATGTTTCAAAAAAAATGAATATTTATAATAAACACAAAGATTCTGTAAATATATCAGAATTAGGAAAGAATGATTCTGTTATATGTTTAATTAAATGTACAAAAATGATTTTTTATAAAACATATTGTATGCCGTATTGGGAAATTTTTCAAATAAAATATAAAGAACCAGTATTAAATACAAAAGAATATTTATTTATTGAGGATTTGTCTGATAATTATTGTGAAAAAGAAGAAGAATTAGAAACTAATCTAAAATTAATTAAAATTACTAAATAAGTAAGTAAATAATTAATTAATTAGTTTTTAAAATAAAAAAAATATATATTATTATAATAAATGGGAAATTTTTCAGGAATATCAGTAGTTTTAACATTATCTTTAATTGCCCTTCTTAGTATGGAATTTATTAAAGACAAATTTGATGTTGTAGAAAATTATGGAGAGGAAAATCATAAATATAATCAGGAAGACACAGAAAATCCTATGGAAAAACTTAATCTAAATACTCACCCATTTCCAACAGGGGATTTTTTTGAACAGCCAAGAATTGGTCCATCAAACAATGGATATAATATGACCGGACAAATGTATGAAACATTCCAAAATCAACTTGCCGCGGGTACTCCAAATCAGGATAATTTAGACTTAGCAGGTTCTCACACTGCAAATTTGCCTGGTCCTGGTAATTTTGTTGCTGCATCCGGAGATAATTCAAGAATGAAAAATCTAAGTTTATGCGCACAGAATTCAAATACATTTGGTATTTCAACCTTAGGACAACCAGGTGGTGGTGGATTAGCTTCTTCGTTATTACCAAATAATAGTTCATATAATCTTGAAGGATTCTCAGATTGTGACCAGAATGCACTTACAACTCAAACATTTTTAACACCGAGTTCTCAGATTGGGTTTGATACAACGAGTTCAAATAGAAATGCAAATTTAGATATTCGTTCTTTACCCCCAAACCCAATTCTAAATGTAAGCCCGTGGCTGAATTCGACAATATACCCAGATTTAACCCGGCGTCCATTAGAGGGTTGTGGTCCATCATTTGGTACATATGGTACAGGGGCATATTCAAACGGCAATCCAAGTCCAATTGGAAGTGGAATTTAAAGAATTGATTTACACTAATAAAAATGACTGATCATTATAATAATTTAAAAATATACTGTGAGAGTATTTTTAATAAACTCGGTTCTGGATATAAGGAACATATATATGTAAATGCTATGGTTGTTCATTTAAGAGCCCAGAATTATCTATTTGGTACAGAAGTTATCGTTCCAATCGAATATATGGGTGTACAATTGGGATTTACGCGGGCGGATATAGTAATATATGAACCATTTAAATGTGTATTAGAATTTAAAGCACAGAGTACATTAGTAGCAAAAAAAGAATTTACTCAGTTGAATCAATACTTAATTAATTTAAAACAAGATGATGGAATTCTAATAAATTTCGGAAATGTATTAGAGTTTCATATTGTTGATAATTTAAAAGAAAAAAAAATAATTAATATTTAATTTTGCAGTCCTTAGATATAAATGGAGCAGAATATATTATTTTATCTGGTAGTGTTATTTTACAATTTTCTAATTTTTTAAATATTTCATCCTTCGAATTGTTGGACCATTGAATAGTTTTATTTGCGATAAAGGTTATATTATAAATATACTCTTTATTTTTAATTGAAATACCGCTTTTACCTAAAATATCATCTTTACTTATTTTAACGTGTTTTACAAGTATATTTAAATTGTATAAATTTAAGTTATTAATAAGACTTAACCAAGACGTTTGTAAATTTTTTTCAGAGTTAAGTCCAATCGGTTTAAGATAAAGTGTTTCAAATTCTTCTTCTAATGAATAATCAGAATCATTATAGTACATTCTAAATTTATGTGTATATTGAAATAATTTTTCAATTAAATTTTTAAATTTGTCAGTTAGTAATTTAAGTAATTTTTTATTAACATCAATAATATATGTACCTTCAACTGCAAATATAATATGTGTTAAATTACCATGTTTTGCAAAATTAATACACTCTTTTAAATCTTCACCAGATGGCCATCCCCATACGGTCTGAGCCTCAATATAACAACTTAATGGATGAGTGTGAAAATTAATAACTGAAAGTGGTGTCATTACAGAGTCTGAATTCCCATTTTTGAAAGTTATATTATTTATTTTCTTATCGCATACATCTTCTTTACAATTATAATTGTCAAAAAAGATTTCTCCTGCATGTTCTACACTTGAACGAAGTAATCCATTTTTTTTATTAAGAAGAATTTTATTTATTTTATCTTTATTAATAGTCCAAGAAACGGGTTTTTTTAAGTCGCATGACATAATATTAATTAGTAATTATTTTTATTTAGTAATTATTTATTATTTAGTAATTATTTATTATTTAGTTTATTAATAATAAATAATAAATAATTAAACAATAATCAAATGAAAGAAACATTAAACGTAAACGTGTTAGTTGCGGCAAAAGATGAATATACAAAACAATTAGTATATAATTTAAGTCCTGAAATATATTCGATTGTATTTAATGTTTATAAAGAATCACAATTAATGAAGAAGAAAAGAAGTATCTCATTAAAAAATTATCAAATACTATTAAAAAGAATTCCAAACTGGAATAATATAATATTAGAAAACAACACTGCAAATATTAAAAAAAAAATACCGTATTTATTGGATTTAATAACAGTTATCTTTGTTAGTCATGTTAAAATATTAGCATGTGTTAGACTAAAAAAAAATTCTAAAAATGTTTCTGTTAAAGTTCCAAATTTAGATTTATTTTTACATAAAATAATAATTATAATATCAGAAAAAATATATTATAATCCAGACTTAATTTTAAATAAAAAAGAAATAGTAATCGATATAATATCAAATAGTATCGAAGATGCCATACGTAATCAAATTCCTGTTGATAAAATACTTTTAGAATATTTATCTGGGGTATTTAATGAAACAAATGAACCCGAATATGATGAACGAGACGAAGACTCTGATGAATCTGAACTATCCGAAGACTCCGAAGACCCCGAAGACCCAAAGGAATCGGATAATACTAATAAAACAAATATAAAAAATTATTCAAATATAGAACACTGTCCTGACGAAGAAGACTTTCTTGACGAAGAAGACTTTCTTGACGAGGAAGAATTGCCGAATGATGATGAAAATAATACTAAACTAATTAATACATCTAGACCAATACCTGGGAATATGAATACAATAATAAAAACACAAGAAGACTTAAACATCCCCATTAAACCAATAAGTAAAGTATTATTTTCAGATGCATCAAATATTTCTACTGATTATAATTCAGATTAAAAATAATTATTATAATTAATGAATAATATAAAAGATTATCATAATGGATGGCCATTATATGGAAATTATAAAAATAAATTAAATGAAATAGAATTATTATTATATAATTATCTTGTCAATTTCCCTTTATTAAATAAAAGATTAACTGTTATATTTGATATCGATGATACTCTTTTATATACAGACCCGGCTGATATATTATATTTAAAAGATCGAACTATTCTTCAAGAAATAAAACAAATTGGAAATATATTAAGATTATGTAGAAACCTTGGTTTTAAAATTATAATATTAACAGCAAGACCAACCAGATCTTATTCTTGGTCTGTAAATAATTTAAATTATCACAATTTACCATTTGATGAAATATATCATAATCTCAATTATCCTGACATAAATTTTAAAGTGTCATTTAAACAAGAATTAAGTTTAAAAGAAAATATAATACTTTCAGTTGGAGACCAATGGCCAGATTTACAAGGATTAAAAGATTGTTTGTGTATTAAATTACCAAGTATTCAAGATATAAATGCATATTTTACATTTAATAATATCAATTATTATCGTATTTAGAAGTATTTTTTGTCGTATTTAATATATACAAAAAAATAATAAGTATTATTAGAATGTTTTCTTCTAACGTAGAAGATGTAATTACTATTCAAAAAAAAAAATCAGAAAGAGAACAGCAATTAAAAGATAAATTACTTTTACAGACACAAGATAGAATTCAAACCTACGCAAATTTTGGTAAAACTGAATGTCTTTATAAAATTCCTAGTTTTGTAATAGGTTCTATTCCTTATGATATATCGGTAGTTAATAAATATATATATAAAAAATTGAAAAGTGAGGGATATTATATAATTAGATTAACAGATGAATATATTTATATATCTTGGTCAATAAAAGATCTGGGTAAAAAAGAGAAAAAATCAAATATAAATTTTTCAGCTTTTCAAAATAACAGTAAAGCGACTTAAAATAATAAAATACTTTAAGTTAATGATTATACTTTCATTTGACGTTGGAATAAAAAATTTAGCATATTGTCAATTAGATTCTGAAACTAAGGAAATATTGGATTGGAATGTTATTGATTGTAGTTCAGATAATCAAATATTAAAATTAATTTCTGAATTAGATTCAATACCAAATTTAATTGAGACAGATTTAATATTAATAGAAAAACAGCCATCATTTAATCCAAAAATGAGAATTATAAGTACAGCTATATATGTATATTTTACACTTCGAATAAATCATGAACTAAATAAAAAAATTAAAATTATTTATTATTCTGCAAAACATAAATTGAAATTTTGTGAAGTAAAACTTGATAAAGTATATAAAAATAAATATACTATTAATAAAAAACTCGCAATAGCACAAACTAAAATTCTTTTAAAAGATAATTCTTTCTTAACTTTTTTTAATAGCCATAAAAAACAAGATGACCTCGCTGATTCTTATTTACAAGCATTATCTTATATTTATTAATTAATATCTTACTTAAATAAAATTTAAATCTAATAAATTTATTATTAGATTTAAATTATTTATTATTATTATTTATTAGATTTAAATTATTTATTATTATTATTTATTATTATTATTTATTATTATTATTTATTATTATTATTTATTATTATTATTTATTATTATTATTTATTATTATTATT